GCCGGGAGCTTTTACGCTTTTTGCTGAGTCTATGGAGAAAATTCCAGCAGAATTAGATAAGGCATTAGAGCAAGGAAAAGTTACTTTGCAAGACTTTATGGGGTTTGCTAAGAAACTTACTGCTGAATATGGTGAAAATGCAAAAATATTAGCAGCAGGGCCAGAAGCAGCAGGGGATAGGTTGGCTACTTCAATGAGTGTATTGAAAGATGAAGTAGGGAAATTGTTGACACCTATGGGGGCAGCTTTTCAAGATTGGTCTAAAATAGCAGTTGATTCTATTACCGATGTTATCAAGGCATTTAATAAGTTATTTGGAATTGGTGATGAGAATAAGCTTAATAATCTTGAGAAGCAACTGAGTTTTTGGAAGTCAGTCCAAACGCAAACAAACAAAGTAAATGAGAATTTAAAGAAATTACCAGGTAAAGAGATCTGGGGATTGGAAGGAACAGCAGGATTTGAGGGAACAAATGCAATTGTTGCAAGTCTTGAAGCTCAAATTGCAGCATTGAAAAAGACAATTATTGAAACTAATAACGCAACTAATGCAACTACTATTTTAGGTAAAGAAGGGAATAAAGTTTATGCAGGTCTTAAGTCAGGTGCTAAGGCTTACGCTGCCACTATTAAATCTTTTTCTGAATCAATTAGTGATGCGGCTAATTCTGCATTTAAAAAGATGGAAGATACTTTGGTTGAGTTTGTTAAAACAGGGAAGCTTTCTTTCCGTAGCTTGGCTCAATCAATAGTTGCTGATATGGCTCGTATCGCTATCCAACAGATGATTATGAAGCCTTTTACGGGATGGTTTGAAAAAATATTACCTAGTGCAGATGGAAATGTTTTTGCACAGAATGGGATTCAAAAGTTTGCCAGAGGTGGAATTGTAGACAAGCCTACAATTTTCCCATTTAAAAATGGAACGGGATTAATGGGGGAGGCGGGGCCAGAAGCGATAATTCCTCTCAAGAGAGGTAGAGATGGAAAACTTGGAGTTGCTGGTGGTGGTGGAACTAATATCTCAGTTTCAGTTGACGCCTCTGGCTCTAGTGTGGAAGGTGATGAAGAACAAGGGCGTGTGTTGGGTGAAATGTTAGCTGCTGCAATTCAGGCACAGTTAATTGAACAACGACGACCTGGAGGACTTTTAGCTACTTAACTTATGGCAAGCTTTCCTAGTATCAATCCTGATTATGGTATTGCAAAACGTAGTACCCCTAAAGTTAAAACTATTCAATTTGGGGATGGATACCAAAAAAGAATTAGGATTGGGCTGAATCAAAATTTAAAATCATATACTGTCTCTTTTAAGAATTTATCCGAGACAGATTCAGATACGATTGAAAGTTTCCTCGATGCTAGAGCATTAGATGGCGAATCTTTTACATGGATACCACCAGGCGAGTCTTCTGCTTCTAAATTTATTTGTATTAATTGGACTAAAACTATTCCTTATGCCAATAGAGCTACGATACAAACAGTATTTAACGAAGTGGCGGAGCCGTAAGATATGGCAGTAGCAGCATGGGCCGCATCAACAGCTTATTCTTTAGGCGATATTAAGCGAGCTACCACAGCACAGGTCACAGGTTTATTTTTTAAAGTTACTGCTGTTTCTGGCTCGTCTCCTTATACAAGCGGAAGTACAGAACCTAAATGGGGAACAGATATAGGTTCAACGGTAATAGATAATGAACTAACTTGGACTGCAATAAGTAGCACTTATGAAGAACTTTCTGGTCTAGGCCCAAATACAATTATTGAATTATTTGAATTACATTTAGATGCAACATTGCATGGAGCTTCTACGGTTTATCGTTGGCATAACGGAGTTAATGAGGCGGTTACAGGAGATATTGTATGGAACTCTCAGACTTATACTAGGCAGCCTATCGAAGCAACAGGTTTTTCATATAATTCAGGAGGTGGAACATTACCTAGACCAACCCTGAGTATTGGGAATATTGGGGAAAGTGTTTTAGCTAATTATTTGAAAGTGGCTGAAATCTCAGCATTATTATTGCTTGTGAATGAGACCACCCCAGGGAACGATCTAGGGGGTGCAACCGTAAAAAGAATAAAGACACTCAAAAAATTTCTTGATGGTGAGTCTGGGGCTGATCCTAATTGTGAGTTTCCTCAAGAGATTTATATTGTAGACAGGAAGGCTTCTGAGAATCGTCATGCTGTTAGTTTTGAATTAGCTTCTGTTTTTGATTTGCCTGGTGTTTATCTTCCACGTAGGCAAGTCGTTGCCTCTGTCTGTCAATGGGCCTACAGGTCCTCTGAATGTAGTTATACAGGTAATGAATATTTTGATGTTAATGACAATAATGTGAGCTCTGCTTCTGATGATGTTTGTGGTAAAAGATTAAGTAGTTGCAAAATGCGGTTTGGTGCTAATAACCTTTTGCCTTTTGGTGGGTTCCCAGGTGCGGGGCAGATCAAATGAAAATAACTGAAAAAATTAAAGAAGAAGCATTAGCACACGCAAATCAAGATACGCCGAGGGAGAGTGTCGGACTTGTTCATATTGTTAAAGGTCGAGAAAGATATTTTCCTTGTACGAATTTAGCGGAAACCCCTGACGAGCATTTTGTTTTAGACCCTGAAGATTATATCAAGGCTGAAGCTAAAGGACAAATAGTTGCCGTAATTCACTCGCATCCAGTAACGAACCATCACCCTAGTCCTGCTGACTTGGTGGCGTGTGAGAAATCTGGGCTACCTTGGTACGTTGTCAATCCTCAAACGGAATTGTGGGGTTACTGTGAACCGTCGGGGTATAAACTTCCTTATGTTGGGAGACCTTTCTTTCATGGGGTAATTGACTGCTATTCTCTGGTGAAAGATTTTTATAAAAGAGAATATAATATTGAATTGAATGATTATCACAGAAGAGATCAATGGTGGTACAAAGGCGAAAATATGTACCTTGATAATTTTAAGAAGGAGGGTTTCTATGAGATTACTTTTGATGAATTAAAAAAGGGGGATTGTTTTCTTATGAAGCTAGAGGCCGAAGTTCCTAATCATTCGGCGGTTTACCTAGGTGAAAATATTGTTCTTCATCACGTGCAAGGGAGATTATCTTCCAGAGATGTCTATGGCGGCTATTATCAGAAAGTGACCGAGGTTTGTTTAAGGCATGAAAGTCGTTAAAGTTCATGGAGCATTAAAAGAACGATTAGGTGAAGGAACCTTCCATTTCAATGTGGATACACCTGCTCAAGCTATAAAGGCATTATGTGTAAATTTTGAAGGATTAGAAAAATGGATTATAGACAGTGAGCAAGATGGTATCGGGTATAAAGTTCTTATAGGCAAAGAAGAAGTAACAAGGGATAGCTTAGAGATGTTGGAATTACCTTGGAGTGAAAAAGATGTTTTTAGTATTACGCCTGTTTTGACTGGAGCTGGTCGTGGAACTTGGAATTTCCTTCTAGGTGCTGCTTTGATTTTTACAGGGGGCCTGATGGCGGCTGGAACTTTTGGATCATGGGCAGCCGGCGCTAAGATCGGAACTTTTGGCGGTAGCGCTATGGCTGTCTCGAGTGTTGTTAAAACGGCTGGTGTGATGTTGGCGTTAGGTGGAATTTCGGAAATGTTGACCCCATTACCTCAAATGCCCAGAGATCCTTCTAGAAATGAAAGTTTTGGTTTTGGTGGCGTTATCAATACAACTGGGCAGGGAACACCTGTCCCGATTGCATATGGTCGGCTTTTTATTGGGAGTGCTCCAATCTCGGTTGGCCTTGATGTTGATCAGGTAGAAGTATGACTGTAATACGTGGTGCAGGTAGTGGTAGTAAAGGGGGCGGAGGTCATACCCCAACAGAGGCTGATGATTCGCTTCAGTCGGTTCAATATGCAAATGTGCTTGATCTTCTCTGTGAGGGGCCGATTGAGGGCTTAGATAATCAGAATTATCCATTAAACAGTATTTATTTAGACGGTACGCCAATTCAAAACTCTTCTGGAGGAGATAGATTTGAACCAGGTTCTTATAGTGTCGCTCATAATAGAAGAGGTACTCAAGATCAACCTTGGATTTCGAGGACGCAAGGCGTTTCAGTAGAGAAGGGCCCCGATGTTTTGCTGCCAGTAGTTGTAACTAAAACAAATCCACCCGCCACTGCTACGCAGTCAATAGGCGACGCTACCAATAGTAAAGGCATTGATAAGGTACGAGTAACTATTCAGATTCCTAGCCTTCAAGTCCTTACAGACAAGGGTGATATCGTAGCTAATAAGGTTAAATTAAAAATACATTTAACACAAAATGGTGGTTCCGAAGTAGAGAAATTAGAGGATGAAATTAAAGGTAAATCTAGTAGTGCTTATAGAAAAGATTATATAATAAAACTTCCAGTTCATAACGGCAATAGTGGGGGTTCTAGTAATTGGCCTTTGAGTTTAAGAGTTGAGAGAGTCAGTGATGACTCTACCTCCTCTAAAAATATGTGTTCTATTGTTTGGCAAAGCTATACATTAATAAGTGAAGAGAAATTAAATTATCCAAATACAGCCTTAATGTATCTTCGTTTTGATGCGTCTTCCTTCAGTTCCATCCCACAGCGAAAATATTTAATCAGAGGGTTAAAAGTTAATATTCCTCACAACGGTTCTGTTGATACAAACACACATATTGGGAGAATTACATATTCGGGGTTATTTAATGGAACGGTTAACAATCTTCAATGGACAAACGACCCCGCCTGGTGCTTGTGGGATTTACTCACTAATACAAGGTACGGGGCTGGTCTTCCTGCAAGCAGTTTGGACGCTTTTGACTTCTATGAAATCTCAAAATATTGTAATGAGTTAGTTGATGATGGCAAGGGTGGGGAAGAGCCTAGGTTCAGTTGTAATCTATTAATTAATTCTAAAGCAGAAGTCTTCAAGGTTATAGCAGCATTAACAGGTATTTTCAGGGGTATGGCTTATTACGCTGCTGGAACACTAGTTACTTTACAAGAGAAGCCTCAAGATTCCCAGTATGTTTTAGGGCCGTCCAATGTTATTAATGGCGACTTTAACTATTCTGGAACGTCCCAAAAGGCTAGGCATACAGTATTCTCTGTGGCTTATCAGGATTACGACGGATTAGGTGAGCCTAAAATTCAATATGTAGAGGATGCTGCTGCTATTGCAAAATATGGGATCATCCCTAAAGATGTTCAAGCTCTCGGTTGTTATAGTCAAGGACAGGCTCGAAGAGCTGGGAAATTTTTATTACTGAGTGAGCAAAATCTTACAGACACAGTTACTTTTTCAGTGGGGATTGACAGCGGAATAATTCTCAGGCCAGGAATGGTCATAGATATTGCTGACCCTGTGAAGACAGGGCGGAGGCGTTTTGGCCTGATATCTTCAGCCACGACAACATCAATAACTGTTGATAGTGAGACTGATTTGAACACTGTTGACATGAGTAAGTCGCCAACAATTTCCGTGGTGTTGCCTACAGGCTTAAGTGAGACAAAACCAATTCAAGATATAGAAGCCGTATATGAAAGGCAAATAGATATAGAGGGGAGCTTTAGTGAAGCACCAGATGCGGGGACAGCTTGGCTGATTCAGGCAACAGATGAACAATCTCAAACTTTTAGAGTCGTCGCTGTCTCTGAGGCGGAAAATGGTAAATATAGTGTTGTTGCTCTTCAGTACAATTCTACTATTTATGACGCAGTAGAGACTGACGCGAAAATTGAACAGCGCGATATTTCAAATATCAATGATCCGCCTGGTGATGCAACTGGACTAACTGGAAGTCAATATTTATATGAAGCTGGTCAAGTTCTTGTAGGGTTCATGCTCTCTTGGACTGCTCCCACAACAGGAGGGCCGCCGAGTTCATATAATGTTAGCTATAGATTCGCAGGTGATGGTGTTACTTTTGACAACTGGGTAACTGTTAATACTGCTAGTCCCTCTATTGACATTAAGGACTTAGGAGCAGGTGTTTTACAAACAAAGGTCCAATGCGTTAATTATTTAGGGAAGATTAGCGGGGGTGCTAGTGAATCTTTCACGCTAGAGGGTAAGTCGGCACGACCTGGGGATGTTCAAAATCTTACTTTTGAATCTATTAATACTAATTCAGGAAGACTTAGATGGGATCAATCTGTTGATTTGGATGTAAAAGTAGGAGGCAAAATATTCATCAGGCATTCATCTTTGACAGATGGAAGTGGAACCTGGAGTAATTCGACTGACTTAATTGATGCAAAAGCAGGAAACGCAACAGAAGCAGTTGTACCAAAGGTTTCAGGAGAAATACTTGTCAAATTTGAGGATTCAACAGGAAATCAAAGCTTAAATGAAGCAAGTGTAATTATTACGTTAGCTGAAAAGAATCAGACCTTAATTGTTAAAAACCAGAGAGAAGACCAGATCAGTCCAACTCCTTTCAGTGGGTCAAAAACTAATACGGTTTACGATGCATCGGTTGATGCGTTAGAGCTTACTGTCTCAGGCGGGAATGTAAGTGCAACAGGTTCCTATACGTTTGCTTCTGTACTTGATTTAGAACACACTTATGCGCTTGACCTTTCTCGCTATTTCGTTACCAGAGGAAACTTTGAAAATGATTTAATAGATAATTGGCCCGATGTTAATTCGAGAGAAGATTGGGATGGTGGCATTATTGATAGTGTTAATGCTGCTTTGAAAATTAGAACAACAACGGATGATCCAAGTAGTTCCCCAACTTGGGGTAGTTGGATGCCTTGCGCGAATGGGACGTTTAGTGGTAGAGGATTTCAGTTTAAAACTGACCTAACAAGTACCTCTACGGACCAAAATATTCTTGTAGATCAGTTAGGTTATTTAGCTTCTCTAGATCAGCGAACAGAACAAAGCAACGCACTTGTTGCTAGTGGAACGTCGGGCAGTGGTAAATCTTTAACCTTTGATAATGCCTTCTTTACAGGGACGTCTTCTTTATTAGGAGCAAATACACGTTTACCTAGTATTGGTATTGTTGCTCAAAATATGGCTAGTGGAGATTATTACAACGTAACGGCTGTATCCTCTACAGGCTTCACTGTGATCTTCAAGAACTCCTCTAATGCCGTTGTTGATAGAAGTTTTTATTGGACTGCGGTAGGCTACGGAAAAAGAGCTTAAACTATAGGCAAAAAGAAAAATGAGCCCAACTCAAGATTACACAATCATTAATGCTTCAGGCCAAGTTGTAAGAGAAGATATTCAACACGCGCTGCGATGTTTAAATTCTGCGAATAGTGGGGGCGTTGCACCTACTGAGCAGTTGACTGAAGGTTCTGGGTACATGAATACGAATGACCATATTTTTTATAGATACAATCAGAGTTCAGCTTGGGTTGGGTTAAGAAAAGACGATGGCACTGTTTTACTTCCTGCTGGATCTGCTGCCAGCCCAAGTGTTCGGCCATCTAACGACGCCAATACAGGTTTATATAGTCCAGGGGCAGATCAAATAGGTATTAGTTGTGAAGGAACGCTACGTCTAAGCATTTCAACTACTGCTGTAACAACAACTGAACCGATTGGGCTACCAGACGCAAGTGCTAGTCTTCCTGCTCTTGTTTTCTCCGACGATACAGACACAGGAATCTACTCAGCAGGGGCGAATCAATTAAATATTGCAACGGGTGGAGCTAGAAGACTTTCTCTAAGCGATACCTCTTTCAGCCTTGTCCCGAACTTAACCTTAGAGAGTCAAGCTGAGCTTAGATTTAATGAGGCATCTGGAAATGAATATATCGCTCTTAAGGCTCCTTCTTCTATCGGCTCAAATATCACTTTGACTCTCCCAGCAGTCCATGGAAATACAGGGCAGGCTATGGTCACAGACGGGTCGGGAACGCTCTCATGGGCCAATGCTGGAGCAGCAAAAGGCGGAGGAACGGACGCTATTTTCTATGAGAACGGTCAGGCGGTGACTGCGGACTACACGATAAGCAACAATCAAAATGCTGGCAGTTTTGGACCTATTGTTATTAATTCAGGTGTAACAGTTACCATCGGAACTGGTGAAACTTGGACTGTAGTTTGAAGTTATGAGCATAAAATCTGATTATCGTTTACCCTATGGATACGCAGCGCAAGCAGCTCTCAAGTTATGAGCCAGATAAAAGTCGATAGTATTGTGCCTAGGGGCGGTTTACCTTCTGGAGCTAATGGCGGTATTATTCAAATTGTTTCAACTACAAAAACGGATGTTTTTTCTACTGCAAGTTTAACTTTAGTCGATATAACAGGATTAAGCGTTACTATCACGCCAGCAAGTTCTTCAAGTAAGATCTTGTTATTTTCAAGCCTTGACTATAGCAATAATGGCGGTCAAACTTGCAGAATTTGCTTTTTTAGGGGTTCAACGAATATCTTTGGTGATGATGTCAGTAATAGATTAAGAGGGTTTCAAATGTCGAGGTGGGGGTATAGTTCACTCGGCGATTCGAGGGCCGTTCACATTTTAGATAGTCCAAATACAACAAGCGCCATTACTTATCAAGCGAAGATGGCAGTGCAGGCGTCCACTGGTTATCTCAATAGATCAGGTAGCGATGATGATAATACTACTTTTGGATATAGGGCTGCTTCTTCAATAACCGTAATGGAGGTAACGACATGACTTTAGATCACGAAGCAATAAGGAAAGCTTATCCGAATGCTGTCACTATTAACGATGGAACCGGAGCCTTTGACTCAAGTGGGAATAAAATTACTCTTGTTCAGTCAGAGATAGATGCAGCCAGGACAGAATTGAATACTGCGTATGCTGCTTTAAAATATCAACGAGATAGAGCAGACGAATATCCTTCCGTCGTTGATCAGCTTGACGATATCTACCATAATGGTATCGATGGTTGGAAGGCCACCATTAAAACCACTAAAGATAAATACCCTAAAAACTAATCATGGGAAGTATTCGCCTACCACATTCATCTGGAAATAGCATGAGTCTCGCTGCCCCGGCAACGAATCCGGCTTCTAATTTAGAACTAAAGTTACCTGCAACTATTGGTACGGCTGGGGAAGTAATTCAAAATAGTACAACGGCTGGAACCTTGGAAATGGGCTCTCCATTTAGACCAGCGTTCAGTGCTTATTGCAGTTCAAACTACACTATTGCGACTGATCAGGATGTAAAAGCTCAGTTTCAATCAGAACATTTTGATACAGATAACGCTTACGATGCTGTAAATGATAAGTTTGTTGTCCCTGCAAACATGGGGGGTGCTTATCAACTAAATGCTGGAGTAGGAGTCGATGACCTTGACGGAGGTCAGCGTGTCAAGATTCTGATTAAGGTAAATGACGCAGCAATAGTAGGAGGTTATGAGCAATTAGCTTATTCGTCAGGAGCCGATCTAATAACTTCAGTTAATATAAGTAATGTTATTGAGCTTAGTGCTGCAGATGAAGTGAAAATTATTGTTCGTCATAATGGTGGAACCGACGCTACTGGTGTACACCCGTATCATTATTTTTCAATGTTTAGGCTCGGAGGTGTAGCAACATGAGCACCTTAAAAGTCGGGACAATCCAGAATACAAGTGGAGGAAACTCATCTACTCCTGCTCAAATAGAACAAGGTCGGGCGAAAGCTTGGATAAATTTCAATGGGACAGGGACAATTGCTATTAGAAATTCACACAATGTTTCTTCCATAACTGATAACGGGGTAGGTGATTACACAATCAGTTTCTCTAACGCAATGCCGAATGTTAATTATTGTGCGACAGGAACTTGTACTCATCTAATGGGAAGCGTCCCAAGATTTAGGATTCTTTCCGGGTATGTATGGGCTACGGGCAGTATTAGAGTT